GTGGCACGGCCCTAGAAAAAACGCCCGTAGGGGCTTCTGTGGCCCTCTGGCGTGTGCTGTTGAACCGAGCAGTCTTGGCCTTATGACACGGACTGCATAAAGGTTGTACGTTGTCGATGGTGTTCGTGCCTCCTGCTGCCAGTTCGATAATGTGATCTACCTCTGTCGCCCGGTCACCACACATTAGACATGACTTACCCCAAACCCTAAAGCAAGCAGCTCTAAGGTTGCGCCATTGTGTTGTTGTGCCTTGACTATGCGCTCGACTCATGACCTGCCACTATGTTGTAAGCATCCATCAAGCCTCGCTCATACTTGTAGTTGGCTGGATGTATGTCCAGTATGTAATCAGTTAATTTGTCTAAGCGTTCTTTGTATGTTGCTTCAATGATGCTGGCCAATTCCTTTGCATCTTTGATCTGCTCTTGCAATGCTGTGTGGTCTTTCCTTAGATACTCAACCATTGCTACATACTCAAGCAGTTCGTCATGCTTTACCTGCACCCATTTGCTCATGTTGCAATGCTAATACTTTTCTAGTCATTCTCACCGGTTTGGCTAGTGGGCAGGGAATGGCATTGTGCAAGCCATCCTCACCGTATGTGGAAGCGGTACTGGTCATGGGTCTTTCGACAATCGCGCCATGTGGCTCACTGCATTGGTTGATCACTGCCAGGCGATTCGTTTTGGCAGCTGCTTATGAGCCTCACCCTGTTGTATTTCAAGGGTTTTGCATGGTTTATCTCCATGCCAAAATTACTCCATCTAACGGAGGTTTAACGCGATGATTAGTGCGCCCTAAGTTATACTGCTTAGTGAGTTCACAAGACTTGTGATGCTACTGCATCATTGCGCGACACGTTGTTCTTTCTTGGGATCAGCGTGTCGCGCTTTTTAGATTAGATCCTTTGGGCCTAAGACTTCGAGAAACTTGTCCCATTTACCGCAACAATGCGTGACCCATAATCTTTCGTTTGTGTCAGGATCGACTCCAAAATCAACTGGCTCAAGTATGCTCGCACACTCCGGACATGATGCTGGCAGATTTTGAGCCGCTAAATAGTGACCCTTAATCTTGCGCTCGATGCTTGCCCATACCTCGTCACTCATTTTCAAGTTTCCAGATTCTATGATCAATGTCGATCAATGCGTTTTTGATTGCCTCTAATGCGTTAATAACATCTTTCAAGATGTCGTGTATTGGTTCAGGCACGATTACTCCATTTTTCACAAAAGCCACACGGCTTGCCTATGTAATACCATGCGCCACAAGTGCAACGCATAACCTCTGATTCACTCATCGAATAACCTCACTTGCTCTTGTACCTGTCCGCCGCGCCACACTGCCAACATTCGGCGATGGCTCGACTTGCGGTCTGCTGGTCTTTCGCCACATCGCCAGATCATGCCAGATCGTGCGACGGTGTTAAAGGCTGCCCCAATGACTTTGCCTGATCCACCAGGTGCGCCAATCTCGTTGACTACATCCTCAGCTGTAAACGGTTTACCAGTACGAGCCATTTGGCGTATGCAGATCACGGCCTCATCGTGCCAGTTGAGCTGTGATTCCTTGGCAATGGTGATGCCCTCGGCTTTGCCCATGATTCCTTGATGGCGACAGATCGCGCAATATTTAGGGGCATCAGCCCCATGCTCACAGATCATGACCGATCCCAAATTGCAGCGCATCGCTCGCCCTCGCCACCTACTGTGCAAACGTAGCCAGCGTAAGGTGAGCCATCTTTCTTGAGTCCAGTCTTTCGGCGCATTGCCCCATGCCTACATTCCGGAACGCTCAAATCAGGCTCATCAACTAATGCCCAAGGGTCAACCTCTTTTGGCTTTGCTGGCCCAGGTGCTTGGCGATCCTTAGCTGCTTGAATTTCCTGCTTGGATGCAATGCCCTTAGATAACCCAAGCCCTAACGCCGCTAGGCAACGCCCCCAGGCTGATGTCTCTAGATTCTGGAGTTCACTGCCTCTTGTGTACGGGGTTTTGCCCTCAATCAGTTCGGCGGCTGTGCCGATGCCTGGTCGCTCATCGTCTGGTGTCCGGTACGCGTAAGCGATACCCCACATCATCAAAGGTGAGCCATCAAGTATTCCCTTGAACTCAAACTGCAATGAGCCCTCGGGGTATTTCTTGTAGAACTCTTGTATGCGCTCTTGGACTGTTGTGTATGCCTCTAAATCAAAACCAGCCATTACAATTGCCACCCATCTTTGACCATCTGTGTTTCGATGTTGTCAATGTTGTTTGCCCATCGCCAATAACGGATTGATTCCTCACGGCGTTTTTGTTGTTGGTGATTATTCTCTACGGCAACACCGACAAGCACCCCAGCGATAAAGAATGCGCCGAATGCAATAAATGTAAGTAATCCCATGCCCTGTTTTCCTGTTCTATTTGTCGAGATCGCTGGCTTTGTATCGTTTAACGCCACCAATGCGCTTGGGCTTTAATGCCCCCGACTTCTCCCAACGGATCAGCGTTCTTTCACTGACTCGCAGCTTGTCGGCTGCCTCTTTAGCGGTTAGATACTTGTCCATGCGTTCCCTTTCCTTAGTGACATAGTATGACATACGGTGACATTGTGCAGGTCATTCCTCTGGCGTGTCGTCATCGCGTAATGGCAGGGTCAATAACCACACCAAAACCCCCACGATGATCAGTAGCCCTGTCACCTTTTTTGCTGATCCATCGAGGGTGAAATACGCGATCAATAGGCCAACGTAAGTGTAGGTATCGGCGGTTATTGCCTCAACGTACTTGCGCACCCATTTCATCATTTCATCCTCCTTATACTTGCTGCTATCTGACCGACTAGGACTGCACCGACAACAACGGCTTGGGATTCCTCACGTTGCTCTGGTGTCATGTCCGAGCCAATATTCATAATGGCCTCGGCGGCCTTGGCCAATTCCTCGATGCCCGGTATCGCCATCAGCTGTGTCGGTACTTCCAAAGCCACCACTTGCGGATCTAGGCTTGGAGTCGGTATTGGCTCAAGGCTCGGGATCGGAGTTGGTGATGGTTCGGCGGTTGGTTCGGGTGTTCCTACAACTGGCACTGGCGTTGGCTCTGGTTCTGGCGTTGGTGTGGGTGTTGGTGACGGTTCTAACGTCGGTGCTGTTGGCACTACTGGCTCAAGGCTTGGTTCACTAGGTGTTGGAGTTGGCAAAGGCTCTGGGGTTTGTGTTGGCTCTGGTGTGGGTTCTATCGATGGTGAAAGAGTGGGTGTAGGTGATGGTTCGAGCGAGGGTTCGAGCGATGGCATTGGTGTTGGCTCTATGGTCACTGATGGCGATGGTGTGGGTGATGGCGTTGGCGCAATACCTGCGTACCAGCGCAAAGGGCTATCGGCTGGCAAATCATCGGATATGTAGGTTGTGTAAGGGCCAGCGAAACCACCCTCACAGTAAAGCCTTGGGATGTCGCCCCGACCCTCAAAGAATTGGTTCGAGTTATCCCACCCGATCTGGCGTGTGACTTGGTTGCCCTCTGGATCTGCACAGATAACTGTGGTTAATCCTTGATCTGCGAATACCGGGACAGGCTGGACAAACATCAAGCCGCCGACAAATAACGCAATCCACATTGACCGCCGCTTCATGGTGTCCACCACTTAAATTGTCGCTCGGTACTAATGCAGCTGCCGCCTCCAACCTTGAATTGCGCGACCATTGGATGTTTGGTCTTAGATTCCCACCATGTCGAGCCTTGCCACTTTAACGGTGCATCATCGCCTAGAGTCCAGGTATTTGTGCCAGTTGTATCTTTCGAGCCGTCAGGCAATAAACGAGCCAGCCTAATCTTTACCCACTTAGGCCGCTTTTCACATTCCAAATGCAACTGGGCAAAAAATAATGAACGTGCGCCACCAATCTCAAACGGGTCACACCCAGCAAAAGTTGTCCACTTGCCAGACTTGTAAGACTGGTTATCGGTTGCCTTGCAAAGTCCGGAGGACTTGGCTTGAGCAGCTGCAAAAGGTTGAGTCCCTTGACCCATTACTGGTGTTGCGAGTAAGACAAAGACAGCCCCGATGATGATCGAGGTGCGCTTCACTTTTTCTTTGCGCTCTGTCCAGCGGTGATGGCGTTGTCCATTTCGTCTTTGGTTAACTTGCCATCATCGATCAAGCCTTTGGCGGTTTCCCGTAGAACAACTACCAGTGGCAACAATGCCGCCATGAGTGCGCCCTTAATTGGCTCAATGCCTACACCAGCCGACAGGCCAAACGTGGCTAATCCCTCGTATGCGATCAGTGCAACCACACGGATTGCGAATGTCTTGTATTTGTTCACGATGCCAAAATCTCTTTCGGATCAATGTCTTTGCCAGCCGACCAGCGAATGTTGTCGCGCATCTCAAAATGGAGGTGTGGGCCTGACGAGTTTCCTGTGTTGCCAGACTCGCCAACGATCTGGCCTTTGGTCACTGTTGCCCCTGGCTTAACTCGCACAGCGTTTAGGTGTGCATAGATTACCCAGCCGCCAGCGACTTTTTGGACTACCTGGTTGCCGTAAGACTTGCCCCAGTTGGCATTTTCGATCTTGCCGTCAGCTACTGCTAAGACTGGAGTACCGGTGGCCACTGCAAAGTCAACGCCTGTGTGGTAGCCCTTTGACCACATCTTTCCAGCCTTTTTATAGGCGGTTGTAATCTTGCCGTTCTTAATTGGTAAGGCCATGAGTTGCCCTTTCGTGTCATGGCCCTGTGTTGATTGTTAAAGTGCTGCTATTTCCTCGGCAGTTAATCCAAGGTCAGCTAATTTGGCCAGTGCTGATTCCCGAGCAGCTGCTTTGGCTGCCGCTTCGGCTTGACGTGTGACCTCTTGTGCTTCGTCTGCCTGTCGGTCAGCAATTTCATCTGCCGTCAATTTGCGTTCAATAGTTTCGCCAGTAAGTCCATCTGTTACCACTGCAATTAAAGTTTCAGTCATTACGAGTTCCTAACTCCATAAATGCGAATGTTTCCTGTGATGTTTCCGCTTGTGCAGAAAATCTTTACGCCAGTCCATTGTGTAGAAGTTGTCTGTGATCCACCAGCGTATGTTCCGTACTGTGCATAACTTGCTGTGGCATTAAATGACGTTGGCAATGCAATGTTAGGACCATAAAGATTGATCGTGCCACTAGCTCGTGCTATGTCGTTAAATCCACAAGTAAATGCATTTTCAGTAGTTGAGTTATCTAAGTTTGCCCAACTTCCACCGACTATTTGTTGTGCTGAAAACCTGTAATTTGTTCCAGTTGAATCACCAGAACCATCACGCAATCTAATTCGTATCAAACCAGATGCTGTTGAAGTTATGTTGTATTCGATTTTGTAATTTTCATAAGTTGAGTTAAAAATTGAATCTACAATGCTTGTTGCTGCGCCACTAAAACTTGTTGTGTTGAGTAAATGTAATCCGACTTTGCCTGAACCATTGTTAATTGTATAAAGACTTGCGTCAACGGCATCGCCAAAAGTTTCAATAGCAGTTGCGCCATCTTTGACGTAATCAGTCGAGGTTGGCACGGTCCAACCGTAGTTTGGAGTAGTAGTTGCCATTTAGAGATCCTGCCATTCTGTCGTACTTGGAGTATACCCTGCCCAAGTTGTGGTTGGTGGTATTTGATACCAGATGATTGATTGGTAAGTTTCGGAGTATGCCGAGCAAGTCAAAGCCAGTTCAGCGGTGTATCGGGTCAAGTTCCATGTGTAGCCCTCGACAAAACCATCAAAGGTTGTGCCAAATACTGCTGGCAAATCCTCGGTACTAACCCGTAGGCCGTTGTAAACGCCAGCCAAGGCATCCCGAGTCGCATCGCTAACCGTTGGGGAGTGCAGTGGAATCGTTAGCTGCTCTGGATACATTCTTGGGTAAGCCCGAGATTCTAGGAAATCGGCGGCCTGTGCTTGGGCATCGGATAGGTTTTGCAACACGGTTGAGCGTGTACCGTGCAACTGACCATATAGAATGATCGACTGCTGATCCCGAGCGGTTGTAGATCCTGCTCGATAAGTCACAGTTACGTGATTAACAATTTCGCCCCATTGTGCGCTGGTGCGTAAACCTTGGGCAAGTAGATCGTCACCGGTTAGCACTAACGGCGTGGCACTGGCTCTGGCCAAGTAGTCGTCATAATGAATCTCTCCGCAGCTGCATTCCCATAAAACACCGCGCCCAGAGTTGGCTGCTATTTGAGCGAGTGACCATGCATCGGTCACGCCGTCATTGTAGGCTTCAAGTTCGTATTGTCCAGGTGTATCAACATTGGTGATCAGATTATCGACAAGGCTCTGCCCTACTGCATCGTAGGATTCCCATGTTGCCCCTGCTGGTAATCCTGCCCAAGTTAAAGTTGGCGCAACATCATCCCACTCGGTCAAAAATGCTCTGGTCAAAATAGCAAGGACTCGATCGCCGTCAAATTGCTTAGGGAAGTTAGCCGCTCCAACTAAACGGCGGTTGAGTTGCCCCAGTGGCCCGATGGCTGTGATGCTGTAAACGGCCACCGAACCCTCCGAGCCGTATTGAGCCAGGCTGATGTCAATGTCAGAAATCGTGCCATAAAAGATTTGCTGTGTTCCTGACGTGCCTTTGTCGATGCTAATCGTGACTGATTGACTTAAAGCCACATCCAAAGGCTCACTGGCATCTGTCCAAAGGCTGATCGATGCAAAGCCTGGCTGGGGTTGCTCTGTCACATCATTGCGACCACTGCGAATTGTAATTGATGAAATTGTCTTGTCAGCATAAGTGGTAGTTCCACCAAAAGTGACTGTCGGATAAGGATCGTATGTTGTCACAGTGTTGCGCCAACTAGATTAATCGCGCCTGTACGGCGTGAGGAGTCTTGCAGTAGGCGTTCAATGCTACGGCGAGCAGACTCACCATCGATGACACCGTTCATGATTATGGTCACGCCCTGACCTGCGCCATTGTCCGGTCGAATTGATCCCGAGCCACTTGGGACAAACAACTCTGGGCCAAACTCGCCAACACGCGTCAGCTGACCAGCACCGACTGGGCCACCTGCGGCGCGTGACGTGTAGCCAAGGGCTTTGCCTAAACGTGAATCAGCAAACTTCGGGCCCTCGCCTGGATTGATGATAAGAAACTCTAGAACCGCGCCGCCAATGTCTTTGGCTTTCTTGTAGGCATTTGCAACCGAGTTGATCCCATTGGCCACACTGTTAAGCGCATTGGCAATGTTTGTCAGGGTGTCGGTTGATCCCTTGGCATCGCTATCGGTCAAGGTTGCAAACAAGTTGCCAAAGGCTGTTGCTACGTTGCGCAAGGATTCGCCCAGGCTGATTCCGCCTGATTTGCCATCCATCTCGCCTGACAACATTTTGACCTTGTTAGATAAGCCGCTGCTCTCATCCTCGCCACTGAATCCCTTGGCAACCAGGTTGACTTGTTCCAAAAGGCTCTTGAGGACTGGCAAGATTGCCACGCCGATTGACTCTTTAAGTTCGCCAAAACGCTCTGTGACGATAGCCAACTGCCCTGCATAGGTTTTGGTATTGGCTTGAGCTGCGCCGCCAAATAGTCGGGACAATTCATCTTGGGCTGCGCTAAAATCTTTGGTAGCAATAATGCTGGCATCTAATGGGATGCCTAGGCGTGTAAGTGCCCCTAGATTGCCGTTGTAAGCCTTAGACAGGCTTAATGAAACACTTTCAAGATCTTTGCCAGTTGATGCGCTGATGTCCAAGGCTAGGTTAGTAAGTTCTTGAGCCTTGCCAACATCGCCAGTGGCTCGGGCTAGGTTTGCCAGTGCTGGGCGCAATTTGGTGTCGGCTACGCCAAAGGCCAACTGTTGCTTGGTGATGTAAGCCTCGGTGGAGGCGATCTGGGCATCGGTTGCGTTCGTGGTGTTCTTAAGTGCTTGGGCCAACTTAACTTGGGACTGTTCATCCTCGATGGCTGCCTTGACTCCATCGATGCCGATCTTGACCGCGTAGGCTGCGGCGGCTGCGCCAGCAACAACAAAAGCAGCTGCTGCCATTTTGCCGTACTTGCCCAGGCTCTTGGTGAATCCCTTTGTGTCGTTGTCAGCCTTAGCCAGGCTGCGACCAAACTGATCTACATCAGCGAGCAGGTTGAGTTTGAGAGTTCTTACATCAGCCATTGTCTGACCACTTTTCTATGACTCGGCGATTAACTGCGTCTTTCCAACGTCTAGTCAATTCTGGCTGGATTCTTTTTAATGTAATAAAAATGCCATAACCAGCGTTACCGCGACCTTGAGCAGGTGAGCGATCTGGGAATCGGCGACCACCATTCTCGAACGGTGCTGGCCCACCAAACTCCGAACCAAACAAAACCTGACCGGACACCGCGCCACCACTGAATCGGCCTTTGCTTCCACCGATGGTCACGTTTGGGATCCGATCCTTGTTGGCTCGGATTGTAGCTGCTACCTTTTGGGCTTGGGCTGGCAGTGGATTTAAGTTGTAACTCGATTGCATCTCGGTTGCTGACCATTGGCTGATGCTTGTGACATCATCCTTGAGGGCTTTTTTTGCGCCCTCATCCATCTCTCTAAATGCCTTGTAAAGGGATCGCAAGTCACGGGAGTCGGGAGTCATCTTGACGGTTACTTTGTCAGCCATGACCATTCCTCTCTCGTATCAGCGTGACTGCTGTGTTAATGTCTGCGAGCGACCACTCCATCAGATCTGCTAAGGGAATACCGGTGGATACTGCTATTCGCACCAGCAAATCCCTTAACTCTCTTTTGGGCTTTCCTCAATCACCTCGAATGAATCAAACTCATTTGTCACCCAGGCTTGTTGGTTTGGCATTTGGGTTTTGCCCATTGCCCTTGCCGCCTTGAATAACATACAAGTTAAAACATCCAATGAGCCTTGGCTCATCTTTTCAGCTGCTTGAGTGACTGTGTATCCGAGTTCACGTTCGATCTCGATCCACAGCCAAGCCGAGTCATCGCTCACTATGTAATTGTTGCCCTGTTTTGTTTTGATTTCGTATTGCATAATGGTTGCCCTGTTCTATTCGTTAAGTGCGTGTAACTGAGCCATCCTCAACAACAAAGCTGAGGCTGGTGGTCAATACGTCAGTGGCCGCGCCGCCGACTGTTGGAAATACTGGAAATACCTTGCCAGCAAATGTGTCACCGTTTACGTCAAAACTAAATGTTAGTGACGTATCTGGTGCGCTTGATGCTGCATCCCAAAGGGCTGAAATGATGCCAGCACTTGCTGAATCATCCAGGTACATTTCCACATTAAGTGTGGCGGTCTTGTCTACGGTCTTGTAAGCGCGACCGGACAGAACCTCAAGCACTTGCTGGTTGTTTTCCATTTCAAGTGTGACGGTTGATGCCTGATCTGCGTATGACACCGAGTTGATGCTTAGTGTCAGATTCCGACCAGTTATGTATGTTGCTGGCATGACTTGCCTTTCTAGTTGGTTGTGACCATCTCGATGTTGAGTTGGCTGATAAGCATGTCGGCGTTTCCGATCTGCTGGACTGTCGGCTGTGACCATCCACCCAAAAACGAAATGTTATTGGCTAGTAGATCGGTAACTGACAAAATTAGGGTTTCGATGTTGGCCAATGCGGCGCGGTTGTCGGCGGCGTTGACGATGCAAGTGATGTCAAAGCGAACATGCAACCGAGTGCCACCGATTGAGCCAACTGTGATGTAAGGCGATCCAGGCACAAGCACAATGGCTGGCGGCGTGATGTTTTCATTTGGCCATGCGTAAACAACCCGACCAGCAGCTGCGAGAGTTGCGGCGAGGTTGTCGCGGTATGTTGCTAGATCAGCCAAGATAGCCTCGGGTGTCTAGGTGCTTGCCAAGTAAGCCTGAAACTCTGGTCAGCATTGAGCGACCTAAGCGATACGGTGCAGGGCTCTGGAAATCGACACCCTGCTGACCTAAAGTTCCGGTGCGTGTGATCCAAATGTCGCAGGCAATCGCAAGACAAGCCTCTGAAACTTCTGGGTATCCACTGTCATACATTGTTGCCTGGCTGGTCAATACTGCGCGACCCGTAGGGATAACCCTCCGCTTTGTCACGTCTGCGTTTGTGATAGCGGCCTCAAAGAATGAAACGCCATACTCGTCATAGCCAGTCTTGGTCACTGTGCGTGAACCGTTGAAAGGTGAGCCACATCCAGTCACGGTCAAAGCCTGACCCACTGCAAATGTGTTGTCGTAGCAGTAAAAGCGAGCGACATTGTTTGTCAGCTGAACGCCGTTGATGGCTACATCATCAAAGATTAAATACGATAACAAAATGTTTTCGGCTGCATCTGCAACCTCTTGGACAACGGAGTCTGCATAGATGTTTCCAATGCCTAACACGCTTTTGAGTTCACTAATTGTGATCAGTGCCATGTCATCCTCCTATTGTGTAAGTGTGTGGGGGGCACAGGGCCGCACCCCCCACACTTCTAACTAACGCTGACTTAGGTCAGGTTAAAGCGACGTACTCCACCAGCGGTCAAAACGCCAACGGCCAAGTAACCGTAAAGCATTGTTTCGATTTCGCCTGATGTGACCACGTTTGTGGACATACGCAGGATTGGTGATTCGTAGATAGCAACTGCCGATGGGGTCACAATGAATGCTGACTCGTCAATGGTTGTGCTTACCACGTTTGGATCAACGTACAGATCAAGTCCAAGCACGTTGCCGCGTAGGGACTGTGGTCCTGCAACGCCACCGTTGTTCTGTGGGTTGTATGCGTTGTAGATTGGGCGACCAGTTGTGTCGGTTGCACCCATTAGCAATGACCACTGGGATGTTCCAGCAATGTATGCGCTTGGCAGTTCACCTGTTGCTAGGTAAGCGGCAGGGGCTTCAACGGATACATACGAGATGATGCCAGCGGATGTAGCGGCGCAACTTCCAGCTACTGTTCCGCCAGCGGTTAGGGCTGCGATTACAGCTGCATCAGTTGCCTTGTTGTAGGCGCGTGTCATGTTGTCGACCATTGCCTGGAAAAAGTCTGGGGATGAACGCTCTAGTAGTTCTACTGAATAACGCTGCATACCTGCAAACTTGTTTACATCCAGATTGACGTATGAGGACACGATTCCGGTTTCTGATGGGCCAGCACCTTCGTTGGTGTCAGCTACTGTTCCAGCAGTTGTGATTTTTGGATGGCTGATAACCATGCCTGATGCAGTGATGGCGCGTGAGCCGATTGCGTCAATGGCTGGGCGTGAGCCGATTGTGGTGTCGATAACGTTGTTTACATACTGCACTGGGGTGAACGCTGGGTTCGTGCTGAATGAGTCATCGGCTGCCATAACATACTGGGCTGAATCATGGTTGCCCATTTTGGCCTTGATGCTGTGTTCCAGGTATGTTGCCTGGCTGTTGATTGGGCTACGAGGCTTGACGTAGGCCACTGGTGCTGCGGCGTGAACAACCGCTGCTGCGGTCACTTCATCTGCCACTGGTGCGGTTGTTTCTTCCACTGTGATCTCCTGTGGTTGTTCCTCGGCAGGTTGTTCCGCCTCGGTGGTTTCTGGGCTTTCCTCATCGGCCTCTGTGGCTGCGACTTGGGAAATCTGTGCATCTTTGAACGCTGGGTTTGTTACATGAGCAACGGCTTCAAGTTTGGCAGCTGATACGACCATTACGCCCTTTTCGATGGTGTATTCGCCGACATTGGCTTCGATGCTAAACGCTGGGCGCAATCCCTCTGATGCTTCGACTAGCGCATCATTGCCAGCACCCGTTGGCGCGATCTTGAACGCCATCGAGATACCAGCAGGTGTGATTTCCTCACTGCCAGCAATGCCGCGACCCAATGGGCGTGTCCGGTCATGTTCCATGTTCAAGACGATTTGGCTTGGGTCAATTTCGCCAAATGCGCCAAACTCAAAGCGCACTGGGCCAGCCGATGTGTTTCCAACTTTGGCAAAAGGCACGACAAGTCCCTTGATGGTTCGGGTTTCAACATTGGCCGCTAATACTTGGCCCTCGAAACTAAGTTGCATTTTCATTTCCTCTCGGTGCGAGATCCATTTCCTCACGCGCTTCATCTACGCTTATCAAGCCGTAATCAAGCATCTTGCCAAGGACTTCGATCTGCTCTAGTGGGTTTCCGCGTAGATAGTCGTCAAGATCGAATCTGACTTTGCTACCGCGTGGTGTTACATCGTTCATGCTTAAGCGTTCCTCGATGCAGCTCATAAATGGGCGCAATGAGAAATCAACAAGGCTTCGGCGTTCCTGGCTTACGTTGGAGTAAGTCGCGCTGGCTGATTCTGCGTTGATGTACCAGGCTGGGATGTTGCACATACGCGCAATTTCTGCGGCGGTGTTCAAGCGTGATTCGGTCAGCTGCATTTGTCCAGCATCGTATCCAAAAGTCGTGACATCTAATGGGCCTGACAAGTAGGCAGTCGACCGGGTGGCTCGGGCTTGCTTCCATTGCGCCAGTAGGCTCGACACCTGCTCTGGCGGTAAATCCACGCCACTATTCTTGATTACCATTGTTGGGTTTGGCTCGCTGGCCATTCTTTGTACGGCTTCCTCAAGTTTGAGCGCAGTTGAGATTGTGCGGCCACCTCGGTTGAGGATTCCCTCATCGATGCCACTAAACATGATCAGCGATCCCACACCAGTCATAGGCAACAAGCCGCCCTCGATGTAAAAACCGTTAACGATCTCTTGAGTGTTTAAGTCAGTTGTGAAAGTCACACGAGTTGGATCAATTCGGCGAGCCTGTATTGGTCGGCCATCCTCTGGGTTTACTTCAAGCACCTGCCAGAATGATCGGCCATGAAATAACAGATCCTCGACTGTCCAAGCCATAGTCACAGCTAGTGGGATTGCTGGATCTGGCTGTTCAAGGATTTTGCGACCCTCGATCTTTGCGCCTGTGATGTCGCTGTATGAGTTCAGGCCAAGAGTTGCGATTGTGCCAGCGATGATGTTTCTGGCTCTGGCAACTGCTGGCACTTGCATCGCGCTTGAGCGGTCAACTCGGAAAGTATTGAATGGGGTGAAATAGGCATCCTGATAAAACGGAATTGCGATGCCAGCCCTAGCCTCGATCTGTGGCTTTTCAGTGGGTGTACCCAGCAAAAAATCTATGAATCCCATTTTGACATTTAATCATAAGCAAATGACATTGGTGTAATTTTGTCACCGCTTGTCACCTTGTTGCGCGTGTTGTCACACAGATCGGCCAGTAAGTCCTAGTGGTCTTGATCCCTCTTTGATTACTGGCCGACCTCGGGTGAACCCAAGGCAGGGTTATGCACTGATTATAGACACACTTTGTTGTGGCTCGGTTGCATGACCCACTGCCATAACCAAAGCGACTGCCGCGCTGATCGGTACTTGTGCCGCTCTGCGAGCAATGCGCCAACCGCCGTCACTGGCTGGCCGCCTAGCGCAACTGACCAAATGGCTGTGCATAGTTTCTTGGGCTGGGTGTAGCAGCTGCCGCGACTGCATCGCGTTCATTGTCTGGTCACACATAATTGCAAAGTTGGCCGAGTTCCAAGGTGTCGGCGCGACCGGTACGCCAGCCTGGCTAAGTCTTGGGGCAATCCATCCAGCAGTGTTTGGATCATAGGCCAGCACCCTTGGGCGATAGCGGCGTGTCAGTGTGGCGATCTCGCCAGCAAGTTCCAAGTCATTTATGCCACCTTCTTTTTTCCATTCGTGCAGAAATACGCCGAACCCTGATTCGCGCTGTTGGATAGTTACAAGGCAAGCAAGTTCGCGGTTAAAGTTCAAGTCCATTGCCATCCAAGTTGGCAAGCCATCCTCCAAAGCCACATCCGACTCGCACTCGTTCCAGACTTGCATTGGCCAAGGGCTGTCGATGGCATCCACCCACATACATAGGGTCTCGGTCTTAAATGCGTCAGGGCTGTCAAAGGTTGCAGCGTCTTTGATGTTTTGCTCGTTGATGGTGTAACCCATTGCAGGGTTGGCCATTTTCCAAGCCTCCATGTCGTCAACCGATGATCCTGCTGGCGCACTGTATTCGTAGTACCCCATGCGATCGCTGGCAAAGGTCAAGGCTCGGCGGCGTTGCTCATTTAATACATTGCTCGTTAAGTCGCCAGCGTTAGATGTCCAAAAGACTTGGGCGTTCGGTCTGGCTCGGGTGATCGGCGTGACCGCTGCCCATGTGGCCTCATCAATTTCTCGGAGTTCATCGACATACAACAAGTCGGCGGTGCTACCGCGTGGCCCCTCGCTCGTAGCTGCTCGGATCGAATACTTGCGGATACGCTCACACTTCTCGCCACAAGATTTGGGGTAATGGTGGCAATAGACTTCCAATTCCTCTTGGCCGTTTGTCCGGGATACTCGCTTAATCCGCTTGCGCATCCAGTCAAGACTTTCGGCCATGTCGACTGTCTGCTTAAAAGTGTCCAAAGATAGTTGCCGAGTCTGGGACATGGCGATGGCGTTCTTTTCACCAAAGACATAAAGGCCAGCAAGTATGCGCATCCGCATCATGTGGGTTTTGCCATTCTGCCGAGCGACTAGCACTCCCACACTTGACCGCGCCCATCGCCCATTGGGCAAAACTTTTAAGGCATCATCTAGGACATGAGTTTGCCAAGGTAAAAGTGGGACTCCAAGTTCGTCAGCTAGTGCCGCCACCACTGGCCCTGCGCTTGGCAGGTTCAGGCTTGGACTTTCTATCCTGGGTTTTGAGTAACCGTAGATAATCTCCGACATGGTTTGTCCCGTCATTTTCCTCGCCCTGTTTTCCTGTGGTTCGTGTTTCGACTGTCAAGTGCAGCTGCTGGAGTACCGATAAGTATTTAGCCGCCAATGGTGTTGCCTCTTTAAGATCGCCCATGTCAAAGGCAGTGTCAAGTGCCAAAGCAATCCGCCTGGCTAATGTCATGGCAGCAACATCGGTTGGCGCAAGCCAGTTCGCGACTGATAATGCCGAATTTAGGGAAATGAGTATTCCCATTGGTTTATCCTCTGGCGGTTCTGGTTTGTTCTGGGTCATGACCTAGGCCTTTCGTTTGTTGGCGGATCGAATCGGACCAATCGGGGAGAAATAATACCAGATCGGAAG